GTCTTAATGGCGTTTGTTAACTTTCAGATGCTTTGCCCTGTAGTAAATGGTGCAGATTGTACTGAGCAAGATCTAATAATAAACGGAAAATTTGAGAAGATCCAAGGAGATTATAAAAACCTTCCGTTTGGTATCAGTCAATTACCAAATATGGAAAATATGGTAGGAACTGTACCTAAAAGTGTGCATAACACTACTGAGATAATATCAAAGATTATGCCTAGTGCAATATCAGAACATTTGCAAAAGGAGTTACCGAACAAGAAAGCTCCAGCAATAACTATGGTTAATGATGCTAGAAACAAGAACCATGTAGAACCAGTCCTGAAGGGAGTGGCTAAATACTTGAGTGAGCCAGCATGTCCACATAAAGAGGATATTGCAATTGCAGCGGATCACCTGTTTTCACGACAGGAACATCTAGAAGGAGATTTTGGTAAACAAATTCTTCCTATGGAAGTAGCACTTAATGGCAAAGAGAACACAAATATAGAATCAATCGATAGAAATACGAGCCCAGGAGAACCATGGGTTAAGATGTATGGAGGTCAAGGAAAAGGACGTATAATAACGGAACATCCATATACCTTCAAGGATGATAAAATGAGCAAAGCAGTTGATGAAAGAATAGCTGCTTATGCTAGGGACGAGAGTGTCCCGACTCTATCAATCACATTCGCAAAGGATGAGTTAAGAACCCACGGTAAAGTGGAAAATGTTGACACAAGAGTGATAGAGTGTTTACCAATGGACATGATGTTGGTAACCCGAATGTATTTTGGGTCCTGGATGTCCATGATATTCAAAAACAACGACAAATTATCTTGTCAAGGAGGATTAGATAGCGGATCGCGGGCTTGGGGCCAGCGTATGGCTAAACTCCGCGAGGCTGGAAGTAAATTCATAGCCGGAGACTACAAGAATTTTGACGGTAAACCATCAATAACTATGATTATGGCTATTTGCGATATGATAAATAGATGGTACAATGACGGACCTGTGAACGCCACAATCAGACGTCGTATTGTTTTTGATTCTGTAGACAGAATAACAATGGCTTCCGGAGTCTATATAAAATTAGACCACGGAATACCATCGGGATTCGCACTGACGATGACCATGAATTCGCAATTGAACGATATGTACATATGCTTAGCATGGATGAATGTAATGCCTGTAGGTTTTAAAAACCTAGAGTGCATGGAAGAAAACACCAGGAAAATAACCCTAGGTGATGATCATGTCATCTCAGTAACTGACGAGTTCGCAGAACATTTCAATCTGCAAACTTTTGGCGACTACCTCGCTTCAATCGGAGTGACCTATACTGATGCCTTCAAGGTCCACTACCGACAAGCACCCAAGTACATTGAGGAAGAACAAGTTTCTTTCCTTAAACGTACATGGCGGCGACATCCACAGAGCCCCAATCTGTTGATGGCCCCGCTCGACCAAGATACGATACAAGAACGTGTCCACTGGATTAAGAAAGGATCCAAGGTACCCGGAGTTAATACCCGGCAACTAACCGAAAATGTGAACATGAGCTTGAGGGAAGCTACTCTACACGGAGAAGTATATTTTAATAAACTTAAAGATGTGTTGAAGAGATCCTGGATATCAGCCGGATATTCATCGTATGCATTCCCTGCAGTCTCATACAAAAACGAGATGGCAGAATTAGGTGAAAAATTACGCTTTGGCGTGGTTCATCACCTATCCAAAGTAACAGCGTAATAGAATTACA